ATGGCAGAAGTAAAAGAAAAACCTAAAGGTATCATCGGCAAGATTAAAGAGAGTGTTGATGATAAAGAAGAGCAACTAGCATACTTAGCAACACTCATAAGAGTGATCGTTCTCGTGTGGTCCGCAGGAATTTTAACTTTGAACTACGTTAAAATACCAGGTTATGAACAAGGAGATAAAATTGATCCGACCTTTATAGCTTCGGTCTTCACAGGAACTTTAGCTACTTTTGGCGTTCAAACGGGAGGTAAGAAGAAGAAAGGTGATGCTGAACCTGGTAGTGCTAACATATCTAAAAAGGATATGGAATTTCTTATCGCTAAGGCAGCAGAGACTGCTCCCGCACAAACTATCAGGATTGAATCAGGTCCTGTAAAAATCGTACCCGACAAATAAATATCATGCAAAAAATTATTAATGTACTTGCTATTTCGTCTTTCGTTATATCTCTTTCCGTTGTTGGCGGTGGTGTGTATCTTTATACTCAAAAGGATGCCATCATAGATGGTGTAAAAAGCAAAGTAATGAAATCTGTAATGCCTAGTATAGGTGGTGGTATCACTGATGCTCTACCAAAGAGTACAGGTCCTGCACTACCCACACCTGGTCAATTACCTAAGTTGTAGTGTCTGAAATACCCGAAATCGGGGTACAAAATGTAAGCATACCTAGAATAGAAGCACCTGGCATATACAATTACGTTCCACATACACAGGTATATCCTTTTATATTAAATATAGGTTCACCTGTTGTGAACATGCCAGGTTGTGTAAAGTATCACCCTGATGCAGCCGATAATAGAGAAACACCTAACCTAAAGGAGGAAGACTCCCAAGGAACTAAGGTGCTTTGTGATGGACAATATCCATCCTACGATGCGATGGACTACACACCAGAAGATTTATTAATACAGGTAGACACACCACCACCAGTTGTACAACCACCACCAGAGATAGATCCACCAGAGGTTCCTCCTACAGGTGATCTTGGTAATAAAGAAATAGAATGTCCTGGTCCTAATAATTTAAGAGTAGGTGATCTAACACAAGCAGGTGATGAGAAAGTTGTCGGACATGAAATACAAGGCACTACCTGTGTAACATTGTACGAACCAACTACAGTAGCTGAGAAATTTTTACCCTCTGCAAATCAAGCAACAACTACAGTAGCAATAGCAGTAATTGCAACAGCAGGAGCTGCTGCAACACCATTGTTATTACGACTCATAAAACCAATCATTAAAAAACTCACAACTACCGCCCAGAAAAAACTAGGTAGTCATCGTGAGTTATCTAAGAGTGAGATACAAGCAAATAAGTATCGTGAGAAGAAAGGATTACCTCCTTTAAAAATTAGAAAGAAGAAATCATAACTTAGAATTATTTCCTATAGAAATTTCTTTTAGATCACTAGCATTACCGTTAGGTGTGATTTTATGTGTGTGTTCACCTACTACATTAGGTGCATTAATTAACATAACATCAGCACATACACTATAGTATGGTGACTTAGGATGGAATACTATACCCTGTTTTTTCAATTCTCCACAATTTTTTAACCTGGCTATCTCAAAGTCAAGGCGTTTATTAGCAGTGAGTTGTTTGCGATATTCGTTGTGGATATCAGTTGCTTCCATACATTTATCTCTTGCTTCTTTATCTAATGGTATAGAAAGGGTGGCACTAAACCCTAAGTTAATATTTTGAGTAGACTTCTGACCCGTACGAGTAGGGATGTAGTATAAAATTTCACCTGGATTATCAGGTATGTTGTCATCATCATTGTCTGCGTTGTTGTAGACTGGATCAAGGAAGATATCCTCGTAAGGATCTTGCCATGTTCCTGTTCTGGTGATGTATGGTGTAAAATTGGCGGTAGCAGTCTGACATGATATACCATCACCATATTGATTAGTAATATAAGGACCTTGTAAAACCTGTATAGCTTGATTGGTCACTGAGCCACTAGAATTTGCGACTGGATTTGCTGTCGCTGAAACACCACCTATATCACTCGCAAATGTAGGAGATGCTGTACCTAATAAACAAACTGATATCAGTTTGAGAAGGTGCTTGTTGTATTTGTGACGCTTTGTATAGTTGTGGTGCGATGTATTATTGTGTGATTTGAAAGACCTGGACCAGAATAACTTTCTGTAAATTGAAAGGCTTCTCCTGGCGTTGTTATTGTGAAGTTTGGTTTGTTGTTGATATCCAAATTCGTCCATGTTGAAGTCACTCCATTTAATGTATTACTATTTCCAGTTGTGTTTGGTGCGGAAATAGTTGCTCCATCGTGCTGTACGTTTGTGCCTGTTATCACATACTGATACCCAGTATCGTAATTCATACTATTGATCGTTTCAGTCACGGTACTTGTGGTTTCCGTGTTGCTGGTCATCGAGCCCTGCGTAAAATTCGGGACCACGGGCACTGCATACGCAGATGGTATGATACTAAAAAGAAGTAGTAGTATACTATATCTTTTCATTATAACACAAATCTATTGGACGGTCAACTCATTGACGAATTGGCCAGTCGCCACAGTACCAGCTCCACCAGCTGTTATTGTCATAACTCCTTGAGTTGTGATTGTACCAGCTAAGTCACCAGCGGTACCTGCTGCAGTTGAAACTTGGTCCGAGAAGTTACTTACAGCACCGACTGATGGTGCAGATTGTGATACTGCGTCGCCTTGAACGTATGTAGCAGAGTAGCTGAAACTTGCACCTGGTACGTCTTGAGTTGCTGCAATTGTGCCTGGACTCATAACACCTGATGTGATAGTACCAGCAGACACTGTGTTAACAGTAGTACCATCAGTCGTGTCCACACCGTTCCCAGAAACACTCCAAGAACTTCCGATTCTCTCAACCTGTGTTGCTGCTGCGTTCACTTGTAATTGAACACTTGAACTTAACTTATGAGTAATATCCGCAAATGCAGGTGAACTGAAACCCGCAAACAATAATATAGGTAATAGTTTCTTCATCTGTAAATGTACCTATTTGATGTAGCTTTATTTAGCAAACTTAAACTTATGGTTTGCAAACTGAAAAAATGTGTTATACTATAGGTACAGTTATATGACACTATGAAGTTATTTTTGGATACCGCAGATACAGAATTAATAGAAAAACACTTTCAAACAGACTTGATTGATGGTATCACAACAAATCCAACTCTGATTATGAAGAGTGGTAGAGACCCAGAAGAGGTTTATCAACAACTAATAGATTTAGGTATTGATGACATCAGTATGGAAGTTGTTGGTGACTTTGATGAAATGTATATGGAAGGGTTACGTCTTTCCCGTAAATTTGGAAAGAATGCAACAATCAAAGTTCCATGTACTCCTGCAGGATTAAAAGTATGTAAAAAGTTATCAAGAGACTTGGTAAATGTAAACGTGACTTTGATTTTTTCTGCTGCACAAGCGATACTTGCTGCGAAGGCAGGTGCAAAGTATGTTTCACCTTTTGTTGGTAGAGTTGATGATAATTCTTTTGTTGGTATTGAGTTGATTGACCAGATAAGTGACATCTATACAATACAGAATATAAGAAAAACAGAGATACTCGCTGCATCTGTAAGAGATGTAAAAACAGTATCAGATTCCTTTGGTGCAGGTGCTCACGTTGTTACAATGCCACCATCCGTATTTGAGAAAATGTACAATCACGTTCTTACAGACAAGGGTTTGTACCTCTTTGATATGGATTGGGCAAAGGTCAAAAGGTAAAGAAATCAACACACTTGACATACTCTCGACGTTGTGTTACAATAAATACCATTACATAGAACAACGGGATCGAAAGATCGTGCCCCTGCGTAGAATGTAAAATTCTAGTCGAAAGAATTTCCATCCGCAGGTTTTTTATTGTCTGCGAGATACTATAAAACAAAAATGATTAAATCAACAATCGCTGCAGTAGCAGCAACCCCTTTCCTATTCGCAGGTGCAGCCTTTGCTGGTCCATACGTCAATTTGGAAGCAACAGGTTCTTACCCTGATGGTGCATATACATCTGGTGGACTTGAAGCAGTTGTAGGTTATGAAGGAGAAACAACAAACGGAATCGGTTGGTATGTATCTGGTGGCCCAACAGTCACTCATACAGAAACAACTGATGAATTCGGTGATGTAGAATTCATTGGATACCTTGGTGGTTCTTATGATAAGTTCTACGGAGAAATCTCTGGAGTAACTGCAGAAGATGATGTTGACTGGGCTGGAAAAGTAGGAGTAAAGTTTACTTTCTAAATCAAACTAAAATTATGTTATGAGTGACGTTAATTTTGTTAAACATCGGGTGTTTAGAGAGACACCCGATGTTATTTTTTACGACATATCCGTAGAGGATTCAAATGCATCTGACCTTGTAGTGCATACAGGGCCTGCTATATCACCACCTGACGATAAAGTCGGTGCGAAACAATTTTATATACACTATCATCAAGTAGACCATAACCGTGTTGTGTCTGGAGAGAGAACTTTTGAGTTAGTGAACAGAGAATGGAAATATCCTTATCATATCGTGCATCTAAATCGACAGAGTGGTGCATTAGTCATACCTACAAACACATATCATCGTTCTGTATCTGGAGAGAATGGTTCTATTGTAATTAATCAGGCAGTTCGTGATGATTTGTTTCGAGCGGAGAATGAATTTAATCCTGTATCAGCTGCAGAGGATATTGAGTTGTATGAAATATTAATTAATGAGAAACCTGTAGTTCATACATTATGATTAACAAAGTAATATTAGTTCTCATATTGACATTTATTTTTATTGAAGGACTTCACGTTCGGTATCATCAGACACAGAACTGTAACAGTATTGAGATAGTAGAATAAGTAAAAGTTATATAACTCTTAAGATTTTCTTAATAGTATGTGTGAATATGGACAAAATACTTGACAAAAGTTTACATTGTATATATAATAATGTAACATATCTTAATGAAACTTAAATGACTGTAACAACAGAATCAGGTGGAAGACAAAATGCTTTCCCAACTGAAACTCGCCCATATATCGATGAATCAGTTTCATACGATGGTTATCCTCAGAATGCTGAGAAAGTCAATGGTCGTTGGGCTATGATTGGTTTCGTTGCACTCGTAGGTGCATATGCAACCACAGGTCAAATCATCCCAGGCGTCTTCTAATGGATAGACATCATTCCTATTGGAGATATGCTGAGAAGGTCAATGGTCGTCTTGCGATGCTTGGTCTAGTAATCGGCACAATCAACTACGGTCTATTCGGATGGATAGCGCCAGGTCTATTTTGACAAATGAAATTCAATTCACAATTCACAATTCAAAAAAGGTACAAACTCATGACTCCAGAAGCAGAAAGATTTAACGGTTGGGCAGCAATGCTTGGTTTCGTAGCAGCAATCGGTGCTTACGCAACAACAGGAAACATCATTCCAGGAATTTTCTAATGACAACTCCAAAACCAATCGAACCACAAAAGAGGGTCGCTGAGACACTTAACGGTAGATTAGCAATGCTAGGCATCATAGCAGGAATCGGTGCATATTTAACAACAGGTCAACTCATACCAGGTTTCGTATAATGAACAGACATCCAGTGCCATTAAGAGTTGTGCCATACATCTTTGCGATGGCATTGGCATCTAGTACTCTTACAAGCGTTTTCGCTTAAAACTTTACAAAACTAAATACTATTGTAACAAAACTTTAAGTTATGGGAGAATTCAACATCGCTGCACAATCCTTTCCAGTTTGGAAAGCTATACTATGGTGTTTCTATCCAGTGGGTGCTCTAGTCGCTATTGAATATTTTTTACGTTTAGTAGATGACGATGACGATGATGATGAGGGTGGTGGAGTTATGACACCAGTTTATCAGGGAGCATAA